AAAAAAAAATAATCTTTATAATTTATATAGCAATCATAAAATATATAGCAATCATAAAATATATAGCAATCATAAAAATATACCATACGATGCTTGCGACATAACTACATACTCAATCACGACAAAGTGGGAAAATCAGCAAGAACTTACAGTATCGGATTATAGCTTTGATACTGATATTCAAAACTATTTATATTTATTAGCAAAAAAATATTGCAATTCAAAATAAAGGAGGAAAAAATATGAAAGCAAAACTCTCAAAAAAGCTGCTCAGCATTGGGCTTTCGGTACTTATGGCTGTTTCTGTATTGCCATTGTCGCTTATATCAACAAATGCAGTAACCTGTAACATAAAAATCAGCAATATTACCTACCCACGACCTGACGCAAAACCTGATCATAATATTAAATACAGCGGTAATTTAAAGTATGAATTACTTGGTACAGTTTGGAGTTCAGACAACGACAGTATTAGTGCTTCAATTGAACCAAAAGAATTTGAAAATTTCTATAAAACTCTTTTCGGTTCAACGAGTGAACAACTGACTGAAGAAATGAATGACCTTCCAAAGTTTGTTGATACAGAAAGTTATTATTTTTATTCTATGTTTGTTGTAAGAAATCAAACAATACCATATGGAATGCAAGCAGATGTTGAATTTTATGATACAGATAACAATTTGCTTGAAGGATCGGAAGAAAGAATGTTTATGCCTGTATCCACATTGAAAAGTCAGCTTCCGGGTGATACTTATATTGATCCCAATTATCTTTCCGATAACGATACTGTTTTATTATGTGCGACAAAAAGAATTATTTGTTCTCCTAAAGACCATATCCACACAAGCGGAGCAAAGGCATATGACATTTTTGAGCATTATGAGTTATGCAAAACCTGCGGTAAAAAAATGCTTGATACGGTTTATACTCATAGCGAATCATCTTATAAAGGAAGAGAGCATTGGTATGTTGACAAGCAGCCTACCAATACAACAGATGGCAGATGGTATAAAAAATGTGGCGGCTGCAATTATGAATTTGATTCACTTACAATTCCCAAAAAAAGCAATCAGATTATTGTTAAAAGCTATGACGAGCTTAAAGCCGCACTTGCAAAAGGCGGAAAGCAATGGATTACTATAAATTTTACCAATAGTTACAATGGCTATGAAGTTATAGAAGACTCAAAACGAAATAATGAGTTATGCTTAGATGATCCAAAAGCTGAAATTACTATTAATATGAATAACTTTAAAATTTCAAGGGAAACCCTTTATGATGATTGTCTTTTTAACATTAAACGTGGTAGTCTTAGAATACTTCAGTTTGATACTTCAAGTTTAAACGATAACAACACTACATTCAGTTTTTTCTCAGGAAACAATAACAGATGTATATTTAATGTTGCAAAGGGTGCAAGCCTAAGATTGAGCAATATAAAGGGTGTAGCAAGAAGCACAGAGTTTTACTATGATTTTCCTTGCGTTATTTCAAAAGGAAATCTGCAAATAGACGGTGGCATATATACAACATATACCGAAAAACCGGCTATAAACATTACGGGAGGCAATGTCACCATTAACGGCGGTGAATTTGAAGCAACATCAAAAGGCCCTGTAATCGGTACTTTAGTTAAAAACGCTTACGAGAATGACTATAAAAATATAACTATTAATAACGGTCATTTTGGCGGACTGTATAATGCGATTGTATTTGATGAATATACAACCGCTACAATTAACCAAGGTAACTTTGAATATGATGACTATTATGAACGTAAACAGGCATTTGGCGTTGTAGCAAACGGCGGTAAACTCACAATCAACGGCGGAAACTACTATGCCACAAAAGCTGCTGTTGAAGCAACAAATATGCAATCATTTAACATTAACGGCGGGTATTTCAAACTATTTGATGAAAATAATTATAATTTTGAAGGTGCTGTGTGCATAAAAACAACATTAGATTATGATTATCTCCCCGTTATCTCAGGTGGCACATATGTAGGCTCTTACGGAATTACTTTCTTACAAAAGCCCAAAATAACTGACCAATGGTTAGCAAGAAGGGTTGATTTTTCAAATGTAATATCTTCAAAGTGCAAAGTATATGATGACGAAAAAAAAGTTGACATAAATATTGTATCAAACTCATTAGGTAAAAAATATCTTCAAATAATAGCTCCAAATCCGGTTATTACAACTCAGCCCACAGACGGGTATTCTCCAAACCTTGGTGACGCTGTTACCTTTGATATTAATGCAACAAATGCAGACACATATAAATGGCATATTATTGATGAAAATGGCAAAGAAATTGACTGGCTCTATATATTAACCAACGGATACGGTGAGCTTTCCACATCATCCGGAGGCAAAAAATTATTTATTACCAATGTCAGCGACTGGCTTAACGGCAAACAGATATACTGCGATGCTATAAGTGGCAATAATACCGTACATTCAAATATAGTAAATATCAAAATCGACAAAAAGCTCAAATATATGAACGATATTTACTTTGACAATTTTGATGAGATGTGTAATAACAAAACAATCGGTGATTACAAAAAGCCTAAAACCTCCGAAAATGCCCTATACACGATTGGTGAAGTAGAGTGGGCAAAGTACGGAAAGCGTCTTGATGACAGCTACAAAATTTCTATAGGCGAAAAACTGAGTCTTGCACTTGAGATTATTCCAAAAAGCGGTTATGAACTGAACAACAACATTTACGGAAGAGTAAATGGCATAGACAGCGTAGGCACATTAAAAAGAGCAAACGGAAAAAGGTATATGATATTTGACATCAATGTTAGCGTGCCGGACAAATACAAAACCCAGAACATTGAGGTTAATATTAAAGCTCCAACAGTTGGTGCTGCACCTGCCAAAACGGCAAGTTGCGTTGCCGGCAATGTAAATATCAACAAAATTGAATGGTCACCGACTGACAGTAAATTTATAAGCAATAAATCCTATACAGTAAAAATTGAGGTTACTCCTATTTATGGGTGGGGCGATATTGAAACAGTTACGGCAAAGGTAAACGGCAATAATGCTAAATTCATAAAAGAAGGCGGCGGAAAAAATAAGAAATATTATATTAGCTATACATTTGATAAACCAAGCGATGTTCTCCTTGGTGACATTGACGGTAACGGAACGCTTTCTATTCTTGATGTTACATTAGGTCAAAGACACCTTACCGGTGATGTGGTACTTTCAGAAACTCAGAAACAAGCGGCGGATATAAATTGCGACGGTAAGATTAATGTAAACGATATGACTCAAATTCAGATTGTAATTTCAAGTGGTGTTGGATTATAAATACAAGAAAGCAAATCGAAATCTATCACAATAATGATTACGGATATGAACAGATTTCAAATCTCACCAGCCTATAGCAAATACAAAGAAAAAATATTAATTCGAGTAGTTAGTTGAAAGTAGTCGCAAAATCGGTGAATTCAAAACTTCCAATGCAAAGCTGTTTCTCATCAAATTACAGGAAGAAGCTCGAGTACAATAAAAACAGCACTCACATCATTACGGTGTGAGTGCTGTTTCTATCTGATGTATTTTATGTGATAAAGGTTTTGCCTAGGAAAAATATGTAAGAAAAAATACACTTTCTAAATTTGTATGGACAGTACAAAAAAAGACTACCTAAAGTAGATAATTGAATTTTAAACGCAGATTGTAAAATGAAGATAAAAGAATAAAAAAAGAATATCCATAGAAACGATTTCGTAGTAGAATTAAGTTACCACACAAAAATCCGAAAGGAAATCGTCACTATGGATATGCTTAATTTTACACCAAAGCACAAGAAAGGTCAACACTTAACAAGAGAAGAACGATACTATATATCAATCAGGCTTAATATAGACCATTGGTCGATTTACAAAATAGCCAAAGAACTTCATCGCCCATACAATACAATAAATAAAGAAGTAAAGAGCGGAACGGTGTATTTGTATAACGGCAAAGTCAAAAGGTATAAACCTGATATTGCTGAACAATTCTCTCCATATGTAACATATACAGAGAAAAATGTTCAACTTTTTGTATCCAAGGTATTGACATAGGTTCGTATTATTGTTGCCCAAACATTTAGAATAGAACCTATATTACCTTGATTTCAAGTAAAATCTCTGCAATTAAAATATACTGTGAAAGAATCAGAGGGGCTGTTTTTTCACAATTCCTTTTTGTAGTTGTAGCAAATTGATTATTATGCTATAATAAAATCATCTTTCAACCCCATTAACGATAGCTTGAATTTTCAATAATAGTTCTTACAAATAATTATAACAAGCAAAAATCCATTTTGCACCCCCCTACTCAAAAGCTATCGTTATACGGTTGATTTTGGAAGTGGTCTGCACCCCCTAACTGACTACTATTTGACTACTTTTGGAAAATCTAATACGCCACATTTTGCCTTGATTTGCGTGTTTTGAGGAAATTTTAAAAGTGATACTCATTCCTGTTATACTCAATTCACCCTTGCAAATCAAGGCATATTACGGCAAATCGGGAGGAATTTTGTTATGATAAAGATAATGTTTGTGTGCAAAAAGTAGTGAAAAAATAATGTAGAATAATAAAGAAAACGGATTGAAACCTGTCAGTAAGTTTGGATTTACTTATTATGAGGATAATCTATCACTTGCAATTTATGAACCTATAAAAACCATTCTTGAAAAATGCGGTATTATTTAAAAGCATATATTCAACTAAAGCCTTGCAGAGAAATTTGCAGGGCTTTTCTTATGCCTGAAAGGAGGAACTTATGCCACATAAACCAAAGCAGGGTTGTGCATATCCAAACTGTCCAAAACTTACAAACGGGCGGTATTGTGAGGAGCATCAAAGGCTTAATGCAAAGCAGTACAACCGATTCACACGAGCGGTTGATGTCAACAAGAAGTACGGCAGAGCGTGGAAAAGAATTCGTGACCGCTATGTGCAGGCACACCCGTTGTGTGAGCAGTGCCTTAAACAGGGCAGAACAACACCTACCGAGGAGGTTCACCACATTATCCCGCTCTCGAGAGGCGGTACACATAGTACAGATAATCTGATGAGCCTTTGCCAGTCCTGCCACAACAAAATCCACCACGACCTTGGAGACAGATAAAAAAAGGACTACCCGCGTGAAGGTAGTCCTAAAATATGGCGGAGCGGACAGGATTCGAACCTATCGCAGCACGCTTGTAACACTTTTGTTTATCCCAGCGAATTTCGCAGACATACTTGATCACTCCGCGTGTACCGCACCAAACCGTGTTGTTTCTGTTTTCCATAATCTTTTCACCACTTTCAAAATAAGCAAGAACAGATATAGCTGTTTGAACAAATGTTAAAAGGAGTGTTATTTCATCAATTGGAAATCCGAACATAAGAAATAAAGCAAAAGTGTATACCAACTTTTTTATTTATTCTACCGTTTGAGTTTTTATTTGTCAATTTTCAGCAAATGGAGGGGGTATCAAAATCTCTGAGAGGCGTATGGCGGACAACGGCGTGGGGTGTCACGCACAAAAACGGCAGTTCAAACGGGGTATTAAAAATTGTGAAAGAAGGTGATTTTATATGGCAAAGGACGGTACAAACAGAGGTGGCAGACGAGTTCGAGCCGGTGACAAGCCAATGCCCATTGCGGAAAAATTGCAAAAAGGTCAGGCTGTTCGGCTAATGGAAAACGATATACCCGTGCTTACGAGTGCGGAACTGGAGGCGGTTGACCTGCCCGAAGGTGCGGTTGTTGAAGGTGCGGATATGCCAAAACCGGCAGACTATCTTTCGGCAAAACAGAAGAACGGAGTGCCTCTCGGAGCAGATGAGATATACAAGGAAACTTGGCTATGGCTCAAAGAGCGTGGTTGCGAACGGCTTGTCAATCCGAGATTGATTGAAGCGTATGCTCAGGCATTTGCAAGATACATTCAGTGTGAGGAGGCAACGAGCACCTACGGTTTGCTTGGAAAGCACCCGACCACGGGTGGAGTAATCTCGTCGCCGTTCGTACAGATGAGTCAGCAGTATCAGAAAAATGCAAACCTTATCTGGTATGAGATTTACGATATTGTAAAGCAAAACTGCACGGTTCCGTTTGAGGATAACCCGAACGATACTATGGAGCTTTTGCTCAGAAGGAAGATAAAATGATGAACAAACAGAACGAATTGGCACAATTTTTAAAAACACTTAAAAGATATAAACACAGGCTGAAAAGGCAGGAACTTTTAACCTTGAGAGGACAGGCACTTCACGGTGACATAGCAGGAGCAAAGAAAGGCTTTTGTGCTTTGATGGAGGAAAGGAAAATGCAATATGAATAGAGTATCGGAGATGAACCTTGTTGACATAGACAAGCTGATTCCGTATGTGAATAACGCAAGGACACATTCAAAGGAGCAAATCAACAAGCTGAGAGCATCAATCAGAGAATTTGGCTTTATCAACCCCGTAATAATTGACAGAGATTATAATGTCATTGCCGGTCACGGCAGAATTATGGCATCAAAAGAAGAGGGCATTGATAAAGTACCTTGTGTATTTGTAGACTACCTTACCGATGCACAAAAGAAAGCATACATACTTGCCGACAACAGAATGGCCCTTGATGCCGACTGGGACGAGGAACTTTTGAAGGTAGAAATTGAATCACTGCAAGGTGCTGATTTTGATTTGAACCTGACCGGATTTGACGAAACCGAGCTTGCGGGATTTTTTGATACTGCCGATGACGCAAAAGAAGATGATTTTGATGTTGAAGAAGAACTCAAAAATCCTACAATCACAAAAAACGGTGACCTCTGGTTACTTGGAAATCACAGACTACTTTGCGGTGACAGTACTAAAGAAGAGTCCTACACGATTCTAATGAATGACAAGAAAGCAAATCTCGTTGTTACAGACCCGCCGTACAATGTAAACTACGAAGGCAGTGCGGGGAAAATTAAGAATGATAATCTTGAAAGTGATAAGTTCTATCAGTTTCTTTTCGATGCATTCTCTTGTATGAAAAATGCTATGGCTGATGATGCAAGTATCTATGTTTTCCACGCAGATACAGAAGGTTTAAATTTCAGAAAGGCATTTGCTGACGCAGGCTTTTATCTTTCAGGTACTTGTATTTGGAAAAAGCAGAGCCTTGTTCTCGGAAGAAGTCCGTATCAGTGGCAGCATGAACCCTGTCTGTTTGGTTGGAAGAAAAACGGAAAGCACCGGTGGTATTCAGACAGAAAACAGACCACAATATGGGAGTTTGATAAGCCGAAGAAAAACGGTGACCATCCGACAATGAAACCTGTCCCCCTCATCGCATATCCAATTAAAAATTCAAGTATGAGCAATTGTATCGTACTTGACCCATTCGGTGGAAGTGGCAGTACCCTTATCGCCTGTGAACAGACAAATCGTATTTGCCATACCATTGAACTTGATGAGAAATATTGTGATGTAATTGTAAAGCGTTACATTGAACAGGTTGGTACTTCTGAAAATGTATTTGTTGTCCGTAACGGCAAAAAGGTTTCATACTCTGAACTCGTTAAGAAAGCAGAGGTTGAAAATGAATAGAAAGCTGACCCTCGGCAGTCTGTTTGACGGCAGTGGCGGGTTTCCGCTCGGAGGCTTGATTTGCGGTGTTACTCCTTTGTGGGCATCGGAAATTGAGCCTTTTCCTGTTCGTGTAACAACCAAGCGAATACCTGAAATGAAACATTTTGGTGATGTATCAAAATTAAGCGGAGCAACTCTCTCCCCTGTTGACATCATCACCTTTGGAAGTCCCTGTCAGGATATGAGCATTGCGGGTAAACGAGAAGGATTATGCGGTACAAGAAGCAACCTCTTTTACGAGGCTATACGAATAATCAAGAAAATGAGGTGTAAAACAAATGGAAAATATCCCAGATTCATTGTGTGGGAAAATGTCCCCGGAGCATTCTCGTCAAACAAAGGTGAGGACTTTAGGACAGTCCTCGAAGAAATCTGCAAAATCAAAGATGAAAGACTATCTGTTTCTAAACCTAAAAGTGGAAAATGGACTAACTCAGGGGAAATCATGGGAGATGCATTCTCCGTTTGTTGGAGAGTCCTTGATGCTCAATACTGGGGAGTGCCCCAACGAAGAAAGAGAATCTACCTTGTCGCAGATTTTGCAGGCGAATGTGCCGACAAAATACTATTTGAGTCAGAAAGCTTGTCTGGGAATCTTACGCAGAGCGTCAGCCAGAGGAAAACAGTTACCACAGATGTTAAGAATTGCATTGGAGCAACAGGCTTTGACGGATACAATGCAAAACTGACGGGCAATGTATCTTCTACAATCGGTGCAAACTGCGGAATATCTACAGGCAGAAACGGAGTAGTTTTGAATGACCAAGGCGGTAACAGAATGGATATTACCGAAGATGTGACTTGCACACTTCGTGCTGAGGCACATCACCCGCCTTGCGTTATTGATTCAGCCGGTTTCTGCGCAGAACATTCAGCTAAAAGTCGAAGTATAGGCTATGAAAAGGAAATCTCCCCTACACTTCGTGCCGGCACAGTACCCGGAGCAGTGATGTTTGAAAATCATAGTCAAGACACACGATATACAGGGCCAATTGAAAAAGCACCCACCGTTCTTTCTACATATGGCACAGGCGGAAACAACCAACCTTTCGTAATTGAAAGTTCAAAATGTTTTGATGTCAGATTCACTTCTGAAGGGACAAAAAATGCAAGACATAATTGCTATCCTACAACAACAGCTAGAACGATTGATACAGGCGGAAACTCGCCCGATTCAAATCAAGGCGGAGTCGCAGTAGTAAGTATTCAAGGTTCAATGATTGGCAGAAAAGACGAAAATGGGCCACAGGGAAACGGTGTAAACGAAGATGTCAGTTTTACGCTCAATGCCACGGACAGACATGCTGTATCTTACGGTATCGACAGGTCAGCTTTCAATCAAGGTGTAAACGCAAAATATAATTTTGTGGTTGAATCCGAACTACAACCCACAATGGTTGCAAGAGGTCCGGGTGCTGTTGCACACTTGGCGTATTCAACCAGTAAAAACTCATATCACACAATTGCAGAGAAAAACATAGCGAATACTCTTGTTGCATCAGATTTCAAAGATCCGCCGACTGTAAGTGAAGAACCCCTTTACATAGTACGAAGATTAACGCCGACAGAATGTGCAAGACTTCAAGGCTTTCCAGATTGGTGGTGCAGTGGTCTTGAAACTGAAAAAACTACCGATGAGGAAATTGATTTCTGGAGAAACGTTTTTAACACATACGCTGAAATCAACGGCAAAAAGCCTAAAACTGACAAGCAGATAATCAAGTGGCTTAAAAATCCTCATACTGATTCTGCTGAATACAAAATGTGGGGCAACGGTGTAGCTCTCCCCTGTGTTGTTTTTGTACTTTCACGCATTGTCAGTTCTACACAAGAAGATGAAAAAACTCCTAATTGTTCTCGATTTTCGTATCTTGATTTTTCTCCATTTCAGAGTGATATATATATTACTAAATCGAGGAGGTAATATTTATGAAATTTCCAAACAAAGGAACGGTTGAAAAATTAAGGAAAGTATATCCTGTCGGCACAAGAGTTGAGCTTGTAAGCATGGATGACTTTCAAGCACCACCCCTAGGTACAAAAGGTATTGTAAAAGGTGTTGATGATACAGGCAGTCTGCTTGTTAACTGGGATAACGGAAGCGGTCTTAGTGTAATTTATGGAATTGACAAAGTACGCAAACTGCACACGACAAAAACTATCTGTGATAATGAAAAATAAATACATATCTCACTGATGATAAGATTGTCAGTGAGATTTTTTATACTCGTCATTTCTATATATAGAATATTCATCTCACAAATACACAATATATTGAGTGTATCTTTGTGTAGTAATCGTATTGCTATTACTCCGTAATGACGGTAATATACAGTCAACAAAAGGCAAAGAAAAGCCTAAAGCAACGGAGGACATTATGAATACAAAGACAGCAAGACAGATTGAGGAAATGAAAAAGCAGACAATCGGTGTTGAGATTGAAATGAACAGCATTTCAAGGAGCAAGGCTGCAAAGCTTGCCTCACAATTTTTCGGAACAGGTCGATACAAAAACACAGCCGACAGAAACAGCTACTGCACTTGGTCAGCATATGACGAGCAAGGCAGAGAGTGGAAATTCCAAAAAGATGTCAGCATTGCAGGAATTGACAGTGAGAAATGCGAAATGGTCACACCAATTTTAAACTATTCAGACATTGAAACCTTGCAGGAGCTTGTAAGGATATTAAGAAAAGCGGGTGCAAAGAGCGACTCAACAAGAGGTTGCGGAGTACACATTCACATCGGTGCAAAAGGCCACACGGCAAAGACACTCAGAAACCTTGCAAACATTATGGCAAGCCACGAACAGCTTTTGATTGACGCCTTAAACCTTGACGAGGTGAGAATAAGAAGATACTGCAAAACGGTAGATCCACGCTTTTTGGAACAGGTCAACAGAACTAGGCCTGAAACGATGTCACAACTTGCCGATGTATGGTACAAGAGCCATGATGAAAACTACGGCAGAAGTCACCATTACAATGGAAGTAGATACCATATGCTCAACCTCCACGCAACCTTTACAAAGGGAACGGTTGCATTCAGACTTTTCCAATTTGACAAGCCCGCAAACGGCAAGCAGAATGGACTTCACGCCGGACAGCTTAAAAGCTACATTCAGCTTTGCTTGGCACTCAGCCAAATGGCAAAGGAAGTTAAGTCGGCAAGTGCAAAACCTCAGCAAACAGAAAATCCAAAATACGCAATGAGAACTTGGCTTTTGCGACTTGGCTTTATCGGTGACGAGTTCAAGACAGCGAGAGATGTGTTCACAAACAGACTTTCGGGCGACACGGCTTTTAGGAACGGCAGAGTTGCTTGAAGTGATTAGGTTAAATGCCCCACTGACCGCTTTGGCGGTCTTAAGGTGGTAGAAGAACATATCTTCGGAAAGGATTGATTTTATGAAAAGGTTATACATAGCCTACGGAAGTAACCTAAATGTAAGGCAGATGAAAACGAGATGTCCGAACGCAAAAATTCTAGGTACGGCAAAGCTGAAAGGCTGGGAGTTGCTTTTCAAAGGGAGCAAGTCGGGTTCGTACCTTACCATTGAGAAAAAAGAAAATGCCATTGTGCCTGTGGTAATTTGGGAGGTCGATAAGACCGATGAAAAAGCACTTGACCGTTATGAGGGATATCCGACCTTCTACTACAAGAAGGATATCAAGGTGCAATACAAGGGCATCAGAACAGGCAATCGCAGAACGGTTACCGCCTTCGCCTACATTATGCACGAGGAAAGGCAAATCGGTGTACCAAGCCTTTTCTACCTCAACACCTGCCTTGACGGTTACGATACCTTTTATTTTGACAAGCAGATACTTCTCAATGCCTATCACAAGTCAAAGGAGCTGTACGAAAATGACCGATAACCTTGTTCAGTTACGCACCTGTCCCCGTTGTGGCGGGGTTTATTCCGGACACGGTGCAGTTTCAAGGGCAGACAATTTAACCGTTATCTGTCCCGACTGTGGCACACGAGAGGCCCTCGAAAGCATTGGTGTTGATGAAAAGGAGCAGGAGAAAATTCTTGATACTATTCACAGGTGTGAGAGGTGAATTGATCTGAGTTTTCTTTTTGTTGTGTATTGACTTTAAAAATATAACTGATAGAATTATTCATATGAGGATGAAAGATAAATCGTATTTTATTTAGGTTCGTTATTATACAATTTAGTCGATAGAGGTAAAATATGGGACAGTTTGATTTCACTTATGAATTGCCAAATAATTTTAATAGTAGTTTGATTCAGTTTTTACAACAAAACAGAAGTACTGATGTGGCACAAGCGTTTCAACGATGTAAATATGAATATCAGGATTTAGGCTTAGCATATTATGCAGGGCTAAGAGGAGATACTTGGGACAAAAAAGCGGTTGACTTTACTTTTGAGGGTTCAGAAAAAGATATTAGTTTACTTAAATCAAGAAACGAATTTTTAAAAAAGATTATTAATAAAGCACTTAAGCCAAGTGTGTCAGGATATCTTGTTAAAGAGGTATACTATATTATTTCCGATGATGATTTTAAAATAAATCTCCCCGAAGAACAGGGTGAAACATTCGAAATACTATCCAGAGATATTTATGATGCACTTAGTAAGGATGAACCAACCTTGGTTCTTGATAGACTACATACATATTCAACGAGATTTTTAAGGAATATTTGTAATAGACATAATATCCCTGTTGCTGACGAGAAGGGAAATAATTACCCTCTTCATAATTTAGCTGGGGCACTTTCAAAGTATTATGAAGAGAATAATGTGTTTCAATCTGATTTTGTTGTTCAAACATTAAAAATGAGCATATCTACATTTGAAAAATATAATAAAATTAGAAATTCTCAAAGTTACGCACATGATAACAATGTATTGAATAAATCTGAAGCCACATATGTTGTTACTATAATTACGGCTACTCTCACTCTAATACATAAAATAGAAAATCAATAAGCAATCTCTTGTTGACTTATCAAACAAAAAAATAATAATTATCAAGCATCGGTTAGAAATAATCGGTGCTTTTCTTATGCCCTATCGGAGGTGAGATTTTGAGAAAACTTAAAAATTATAAGCCGACAAAATTTAAAGCAAAGGACAGCTATTACGATAAGGAATACGCTGACTTTGCCGTTGCCTTTATCGAAAGTCTGTGCCACACCAAAGGCACTTGGGCGGGTAAACGGTTTGAGCTTATGGACTGGCAGGAGCAGATTATTCGTGACCTTTTCGGCATTTTAAAGCCTAACGGATATAGGCAGTTCAACACTGCATATATTGAGATTCCGAAAAAGAACGGCAAGTCTGAATTAGCTGCGGCTGTTGCACTTCTGCTCACCTGCGGTGACGGTGAACAGCGAGCCGAGGTTTACGGTGCGGCT